AGAGGAGCGCTTAAGCTCTGTCTCAACGCAAATTGTTGCGCTTTCAGTTGCTCCAACTCAGCAATCCGGCGTGGATCTGGAGTTCTACCTAACTCTTGTTCCTCGGCTAGCTGTTCATTAATGCTAAGGATTCTTCCTGTTATTTTATCTGCAAGATCAAGCCTTTGTTTTTGAGTTAAAACGTCTGGTTTGTCTGCCTGTATCTTAGCTATATCAATTTCAGTATCTAGGATACCCTCTTCAGCCTCTCTTAGACCTTTTCTTGAGGCGGCTAACGTGGGTAAACCAGCCTCAATACCTTCTCCTATCGCACCGACGAACCCTCGATCACTTTGTGCTAGTGCGGCACCCATCTGTGCTAACGCCAAGAATTTATTAAACTCTGCGTCTTCTTCTGCGGCAGTCACCCGATCCTCGGCTAGCTGTCGCAATTTATCGTATAAATTAGTTTCGTCTTGTTGGGCGGTTTTTCTCTGCTGTTCAATCTCTTCCTCCGCCTCGGCTCGCTGTTGGGACTCGGGCTTATATATTACATCATCATCTGCATCGCCGGGGTCCTGCAAATAACTTATCGTAGAAGCGATTTCTTCATCTGTCACAGTTGGGTCATCCGGGTCTCTTTGCTCTTCAAACTGCTTTATTCTGTCAGCTTCTTTTAGTATTTCCCCTCTGAGATCAATAGGCGGATCTCTTCGACGCTCTTCCATGGCCTGCTTATTGAACAATTCAGGAACTACTTGGCCTTCTCGTATAGGTGTTGGTTGATCCAGCGGGCCTCTGACCTGTTCAGCGGCCTGCGCGGATCTACGAAACATACCCGGCTGTGGAGTCTGTGCTTCCAGCCTCAGGTCACGTTCATCTTCTCCTTGCCCGGGGGTTCTTCTGCCACCTAAGAGTTGACCGCTAGCAGTTGTTGGTGACTGAGGGCCTAGGTTTGCGGCAGAACTAGCGGCGAGCAACGGTATCCCTCTGTCCTCAAAGCTAGCTATTCCCTCCCTTAGAGATCTAATCTCATCAGCATCTTGCAGTTTAGTCGCACGGATTCCAGCATCTATGACCTCAGGATTATAAAAATCTCTAAACTCTGAACCTTGCTCGAACCCAATGATTGAAGGTATCAAAGATCGTTTGACTGATGGATTGGTAAAATCTATCTCTTCATCTGGGTTGACACCTAAATCTCTGGATAACTGTCCTAAATAATTATCAAATGATTCAGGGTTGTCTGATCTGGGAGCGTATCGACTTAAAAACTCTCGCGGTGTATCGATATCATAGTTGGTGGCATAGGTATCCGCTAATCTAGAAATAGCCCTAATCCCGAAAACAGGATCATCGAAGGTGTCATACCTCCCGCTAGTTCCGACACCTCCTATAAAACCTGCGCCCCTTTCGATGTTACCGGGATTATTTTGTCTGATCCCCAAGGGTCTTCCACCGCTCTGCATACGCATAGGTTGCTGTGCCGTATTCGGTAATCCCATGCCTGCTCTAGCTGTCATCTGTGCTGGCATCATCCGAGACATCACAGCCTCTTCCGCAACACTAGGCTCACTGCCCTGCTGGGTTTCAAACGACTGCTTAACCTTTTGTCGCCTCTCTAGCTCTGATAGCACCAGATACTGGGGCGCAGAGCCTGTTGGTCTCTGCATCTCATCAACCAGTTGTTGCTCAGAAAAGTCCTTGAGACGATCCTGTATCTGGATAATATTCATGAGCCTAGTGCCTTATAAAGAGACAGCGCACTGATACCTGTGCCTAATAATTCTTGTGCTGGGTTGACTTGTCGTAACGTCGCCGCTTCCTGACTAGGTGTTGTTGGAACACCCCGTAACAAAGAGGAGAACTGCTGTAAACGCTCTGCCGGTATATCTCGCTGTCTGATAAAGTCCTCTCTGGCAACATCAAGCTCAAGTTGCTTTCTTGCTTCTTGGTCTCTGCCTATTGCTTCCAAAAGTTTTGCCGAATCAACATCGCCTGCACGGACTCTGTTTTCTAGTTCGGCCAATCTTTCTGCACTCATAGTGCTTGCTTCAGCGGCTGACATTCCCAGCTTCTCAGCGTTAACCCTAAGATTTTCCTGCTCGACTTCTGCCCTCAGTCTTGCCTCTTCAGCGGCCTGTGTTGCCCTGACTTGAAACTCCTCTGCCGACATACCTGCCGCTCTATCTCGCTCGAACTGAGCCTGAGCTTGCTCAAAAGCCTGCTGTCTACCAGTCGCCTCAACGTCTGCTAATTTGTTGATCAGACTTTCCTCTGCCAACGCCTGTGTAACGGCTTGTCTAGAGCCGCCAAAAGCACCTGCTCTTTCTGCGGCGAAATCTCTTTCGGCCTGAGTTCTAGCGAAATCTTTACGGAGTGCTTCTTTCTGCCTTTCGAGTACTTGATCCATATACGGACTCATGTATTGCTGGGCCACATCACCTGTAAACATCTGCGGTGCATCAAAATCGATAGTGCCGGAAAGCGGTGTGACCTGACCAGCCTGAAACCCTTGGCCTTGTTGAAGTCTACTCAAAGCATCAGACACAGATTGTAACGATTCATCTGCCCTCGGAGAGCCTCTCGCCACTATGTCTTCGATACTTTGTCGAGATCTCAACGTCGGATCTGACTCCGTCGCTATTCTTTGACCAGTAAATGGGGTGTACTCCTCTTTAGAAAGAGCCTCTCCACGCTGTAATAATCTTTCAAAATAAGGTCTGACGTATTCTGGAAGATCTGTCTGCGTTACTGTTGTTTCTGTAGGGCCGCCGCCTCCGCCACCTTTTGATCCCATTACAAAACTACCTCATAGCAAATGTAGGACGGCTTCCATCCATACTTTTCTAACACCCTGCCCCATGCCTGCCGTCCATATCCCTCGATATAAAAGCAACCATGATCTTTAGCGAATTTTGAAACTGTTTCATGCATCAATCCAATCCACTCTTTCATACGCTGACCTCCAAGCCAATCCACGGCTAAGGCTCTTCTGTTTGGATATTGAATTATGCGGGTTGTGTAGCAGGCCACTATATCAGAGGTATGCTCATCAAGAATGACCCACAACCCGTAAGTGCCATCCTGTGTCTTGACGTAGACATCTCCTATGCTCATTTTATTAGAGCTAGTGAGCAACGCCTTTTTCAAATACCCTTCTACCTGTGGCCATATTGTCTCTACATCCTCTGGCCTAACAGCCGATACAATCACGCTGGCATCGCCATCTCTGCACTGATTTGCGGTGCCTGCTCCGCTGTACCTGTTCTCATTTCACGGACTCTGTCCAGCATGTCGTAAAGCCTATCTGCTCCAGCGTCAGTGGAGCCGTTGCCAATACCGCTTACAACGTCAGCAGGGACAACAAATTCACCCTCTGACAACAAAACATCCTGCTTGCCCTCAAGGTTTGCTGGAACAAGATCTTCCATGCCGTCTCCTGCCCCGCGAACAGTGCCTTCGGTTCGTCCGGCAGATACATCAACCTCTCCTGAGCGCACTGCGCTAACTAAACTACGCAGGGACTCTTCGCCAAAACGATTCAGGTACTCTCCCAACGCCATCTCTGGATTAGGTGATTGTCCCTTGACAGCCATGATCGCATCATCGACCACTTGCTTGTCATTCTTGACTGCGCCACCTTGTTGCAAGGACATTAGACCACCACTTCGGTTGAAATAATCAAACTCTCTATCAACTCCCGCACGATAATCTGGACCGGGCATAGTGACATCTCTTTGAAAAGCGGCGGCTTCCTCAGTATTAAAGTCAATATCTTTTTTCTTGAATGGCTCCGGCTCGAAGGCTATAGATTCACCAGTGGTTCCTGCGGTCAAACCTGTTGTAACCGCTTGTCCAATCGTGGATGGCGCACTACTGCCAAGTTGCTTGAAATCGAGACCCGGTATTTTTGCGGGTCTGTCAAAAAATGGAGTCGAAGGTGTTGTTGCCATAGGTCCCGATGCCGGTAGTGGCGGAACGGCAGGTGGCGCGGTTAATCCTGCATCAAGTGCCCTCACAGCTTGATCTGCTGTTTGACCTGCGGTGGCTTGTGTCGCGCCCGTGCCAGCTTGCGCCGCCGCATCCGCGCCCATCATGCCAGAAGTAAACTTGCCTAAACCATAAGACCCTATGCCAGCGAGGATACCTTTGCCTAGATCGCCGGTCTGAGCATACGTTCCGAGGCCAGATCCTATTGCCGCTCCGGTCAACGCAGTAAGACCTGCACTGCCTGCTAGTGTTGACCCTGCTAACGCACCTAGTAATGGAAGCATCAGTCTCTCCTTTTTATACTGCCTCGCCTAAAGCCCGCATACGTTTCACCAAGCGATTTGCGCGGTTAGTGACCTGTTTATACCATAAACTGTCAACCATTTCGTCTGCGGCTTTTTGCCAGTCACGGGCATCCACTCCAGCTTTCATGCCTTTGAACTTGCCCATTCTAGTTGCTCCGAGATTAAACATCATATTAGCAATGATTAATTGTGCCTCGTTAGGCAACATGTCAAAGTCTGGATACAGCCGTAAACAGTCATTGTAAGTTATTTGAATGTCATCCTCGAATGCTTCTGCTACCCGCTCATCAGAAATTTTTTCACCGACATTACAGCCATATTCAGGGTCGGTGTCTTTGATCAAATGACCTATGCCGAAGGTTGGATAGCCTAGGTGATCCAAATACACCTCGTTAATACAGCCCTCATCGCTCTCTAGATCTATTCTCAACTGTTCAAAGTCAACCATTTTTCTTTTTCCCAGCAGTGAAAGACTCTATCGCGCCCCCGCCAAAATAGAAGGTTGTGATTAGAAGCATGACGTAGTTAATTTGAAACTGCTCCATTACCAGTGATACAGATGATGGATCGCCCTTCCCTGTCAAGGTCATACCTAACACAATGACAAAACATAAAACGTAAGTTAAACCAAACATCAGCGCAAGGTACCGCTGTGCTATTTTAAATGGGGCGTAGCTTTGCATGATTGCTACTTTTTGCGCGGTGGCCGCCTTAATTTGCTCCTCATCCGAGGTGTGCATGTCGTCAATCAGATCCATGCCTTTTTTTATGACAGCATCTGAACCCAATATTTTGCCTAAAATCGCTAACATGTTTTATCCAAAATCACCTATAGGGGAATTTTACCTTAATATTTTAGTATTGCGAGGATTCACCCACTCCGGTATGCAATATGCCTGCACCTTCCGCTTCGTCCAGTAATTGTATCGTGTCCGGCTAACCCGATCTGCAAAATAGTTACACCTATTAATTGAGTAAAAATACGCTTTCTTATCAGGAATAACAGTTCCGTCTGCTGTCATCACGATCAAGGCAAACACATAAATCATTTGTTACCTTTTTCTTGTTTCTTTGCTTGATAGGCACTGGCTCCAAAAAAACTGGCAACTAATGCAGATACCGCTATGAAGTACGTCCCCGCGATATCAGCAATAAGTTCAGCCGCCTTATCAAGTCCGAACAAGCTACATAAAAAAATGCCAGCGGGATAGCAGAGTAAGCCAGCAAGCGCATACCACGCCATCGCCCGGACTGAATCTCTTTGCTTATCATTATCCAGCATTTGACGGCGGCGATCCTCAATCTCAATAACCAGTAATTCATTCGGATCGAGAGTACCATTCTTGTTCGTATCATATTTTTTCAAATCACTCATGCTGGCCTCATATTAGCGAGCCAATATACAAAACCACCGACACAAGCCAATCCCAGCAAACATATAAATACAATGACCATAGAGCGTAGGATAGCCAAGTTTCTTTGACGCTTTGCGATCTTGGCTTTCTTCTGTGCTTCCAACGCCTCATCACGGTTGCGTTTCGCTTCTGCCGCGTACTTTAGAAAATCTTGATACAGGTTTGCCCTACCCTGATAAATTAGCATGGTCTTCAGTTCTTCTTCACGTTGGCGTAATTTTTCGAGGTGGAGAAAATTCTCGAGGTCAGAGCCTGTTGACTGCGAACTTCCTGATTTCTTCTGTATCTCTGCTTTTGCATCGAAATACTTTCCAAGTTGCTCTGCACAATCAGTAATGTCTTTGCCATTTTTCAATAGCTCTTTTACCGCTCCTATAGCGGTGTTTGCCGTTTGAACGACGGCTATGGCCTCAAAAAGCATTACATCACCTATCCTGTTGTGACTGATACACTCCCTACGCTCATGGTACCAGACGTTCCTGCGACGGCGGATGTGTCTAATTGACTTACTCGAGCGAATCCGTCGTGGTTGTAAATAGTGCCTGACTCTAGCCCAACATCGTTAGTTGGCAGATTCGTGATAGTCACTGTCGTGAAGCGGGAGTCACCCGGATTTTCTATTTGTTGCAGAAATAGCGAAAACGACCTCACTACCTCTGACATATAGTTTTGACTGTACTCTTGCGGCGGTAACGGAAACTGAGGTTTGACTAATCTACGGGACATAGATTATGCCTTCCCGCCGTATTTCTTTGATTTTACTTTTGTTCCCTTGTATTTACCACCAGTCCTAGCGATTTTACCTTGTGCCTTACAAGAAGCTATTTGAGTAAATCCCTTCGGGTTTTTACAGTTTTTTGCTTTTGCCACATAGCCTCCAGTTACATATCGTAATTTAAAGTAATCTCATCACCTTCCTGTATTTCGCAAAGTGTCATCAAGTTGTAGACCCGATAATCATCCCAGTCTTGAGACAACACTAAATAACAGTTGGGTTCTTCTGAATGGTTAAT